ATTGCAATACTACTTGCATTTTTCGCAGGTGTGTTTACTGTTCTATTGTATCAACAAATATTTGAAAAATGAAACAAGCAATTTTGAAAACATTAGCTGCAATACTTGGATTAATACTTACACCAGTATGGCTGCCAATTACATTAACATTTTATTTAGTTGACAAATGGCGAAAAAAAGGACAATGAACGAATTACGACAAACAAAGGATACTGTTTATGAACATCCATATTATCCAGTAGAAAACGGCTTAAATTACTTGTGTGCTATATATCCAAACGATGCAGATCTTGGAGCAGCCATAAGATTACACTTTGATAAATATAAATAATGTTAAACGCTAACCAAAAAGGAAAACGCTTTGAACTACGCATTGCAAAAGATCTTGCAAAACGTTTTAAAACAGATATAAAGAGGACACCAAATTCAGGTGGGCTCAGCTTCAAAGGGGACATTTTAACAACAAGTGGAATACTATCTGAATACAGCTGGGAATGTAAGAACCAAGAGAAATTAAACATTTGGAAAGCATTGCACCAAAGCGAAGGCGATGCAAGAGGCACGTTAAAAACGCCTGTAGTAGTTTTTACAAAGAATCACGAAAATGATTACTGTGCATTAAGGTATGAAGATTTTATTAATATATTATTAGAGCTTGATGAATTGCGTAATGAAAGCAAATGATGTTTTAAATATATTACACGATCACCAACAAACTTGGTTATTAATTGCTGACCGTTTACTGTATAGAGATGATGAACAAACAACACAGGACATAGTACAAGAAATGTATCTACAGATATATGATTTATTAGAAGATGATAAACTACAACCACAGCAGATAATAATAAACAACAAGCCACACTTTGGAATAGTGAAAAGAATTATAGAACAATTAATACAACACCAAGCGAATAATGAAAACAGATTACCAAAGGATGATAACTGTGTATTAAACAACATAGTACAGGATGAGGTAGAAAACGTGGAGGAGCTAACTACATTGATTGAAGAAATACTACAAGAAATGCATTGGTTTGATAGAAAACTATTCAAGCTATATGTAAAGAAATTCAATAGCGTTAGATCATTAGCAAAAGAAACCAAGTTAGGACACGTTACAGTATATAATACAATAAACAAATGCAGAAACAATATAAAAAAAAAGTTAAATGAAAAGTAAAGGATTAGGCGATACCGTAGAAAAGGTAACAAAGGCAACAGGACTAAAGAAAGCAACAGATTTCATATTTAATAAATTAGGGGTTGATTGCGGATGTGATAAAAGAAAAGAAAAATTAAATAAGTTATTTCCATATAAGAAACCTGAATGTTTAACAGAAGAAGAATATATGGTACTGAAAGGATTCTTTAAAAGAGTTAAGAGCAATATATCAGCAAGCGAACAAACCGCATTGCTTGATATTTACAACAGAGTATTTAAACAGAATAGGCAACCATCAACCTGCGGAAGCTGTGTAAAGGAATTAGTAAATGACATGAAAACACTATTTAAAGAGTATGAACAAGAACAAGAAGCACAAACTGAAAAAGGAAGCTGAAGATAAATTAAGAGAGTATCTTAATGAATATGAACAAGATATAAACAACAATGAAAATACAATGAGAGATGAGCAATAATGAAAACTTAAAACATTTTGAAAAAGGACAAAGCGGAAATCCTAAAGGCAGACCAAAAGGCAGTAAGAACCGCAGCACAATAGTTAAGGAAATATTAAACTTAATGGTGCAAGTAAAAGATGATGAAGGTAATGATAAATGGCAAAGCAATGAGTATCTAATAGTACAGGCAATGGTAAACAAAGCAATTGAAAAAGGTGATGTTGCTGCGTTCAATGCGTTGTATGATAACCTATATGGCAAACTAAAGGATACTGTTGATATGAATACTACTGAAACAATAAACCACGATTTTAAAAAGCTAATTAGTGGAATTAAGTTTAAGCAGTAAATACAGAGTATTCCATACATCAGATGCACGTTACTTTATTGTAACAGGCGGCAGGGGTTCAGGTAAATCATTTGCAATAAACACCATACTGTTAATGCTTACCTATCAAGCAGGGCATACCATACTATTTACAAGATACACATTACGAGCAGCAGCCATTAGTATCATACCAGAATTTATTGAGAAGTTAGAATTGTTAAACGTTTCACAGGAGTTTAAAATAACACGTGATGAAATAATAAACAAAGGCAACGGAAGCAAAATAATATTTCGTGGGATTAAAACCTCATCAGGTGATCAAACAGCTAATCTAAAATCATTGCAGGGTATCACTACTTGGGTTATGGATGAGGCAGAAGAATTAAACGATGAGGATATCTTTGATAAGATTGATTTAAGTGTACGTAACAAAGCACAGGATAATAGAGTGATACTAATATTGAATCCAACTACAAAAGAACATTTCATATATCAACGTTGGGTTGAATCCCGCGGCATTGAAGCAGGTGCAAACATAACTAAAGAAGATACATCATACATACACACTACCTACAAGGATAACATAGAGAATCTTTCACCAAGTTATATTAAGCAAATAGAAACAATGCAGAAGCGTAGACCAGAACGCTACAAGCACACAATACTTGGTAGTTGGTTAGATAAAGCAGAGGGTGTTATATTTGATAATTGGATAGTAGGAGAATTTAAGCAGGTTGGCAAAATAGTATTTGGGCAGGATTACGGTTTCAGTAATGATCCAAGTACATTAGTAAAAACAAGCATAGATAAATCAAACAAGGTTATATATGTACAGTTGTGTTTCTATCAACCTAAACTAACCACAAGTGAGATAGCAGTATTAAATAAAAAGTTTGCAGCTAATAACTTAATTGTTGGAGATAGTGCTGAACCACGTTTGATAACTGAACTGAGCGCACATTGTAATATAGTGCCTGCAATCAAAGGGCAAGGCAGTATTACATACGGTATTAGTTTACTACAGGATTATGATTTGGTAATAGATCCAGAAAGCACGGATATAATAAAGGAGCTTAACAACTATTGTTGGTTAGAAAAGAAAAGCCAAACACCAGTAGATAATTTTAATCACGCACTTGATGCATTACGTTATGCAGTTAGTTATCAATTGCAGAATCCACATTTAGGTGAGTATCATTTATATTAAAATAAAACAATTAATTAAGTATCTTAAGTTCATTGATAAAAAGAAAATGGAGTATATGATTAAAGCAGGCAGAGCAATGTTTTAATTGTAGCGTGGCTTAAGCCCTCCTTAAGCATTAAGATAAGAAAAGATAAAATAAGATATATATGCAAAAAAAGTTTAAAAAAGTTTTGTATTTAAATAATTATAATTATATTTGAAATATGAAAAGTAGTTATTTAGCTTAAAGACGTTTAAGTTATCCAATTATTAACAAGTGTATTTTAATACAAAAACGGAGAATAAATAACGAAATAAGAAACATAAAACAAGAGGCAGCCGCGTCTTAGACAGCGTAAGTCCTCATAACATTAAAGAGCTATTCACTATGAGTAGCTTTTTTTTTATATTTGTGCATAACACTAAGCACTTTTTTTTACATTATATATAACTATGAAAGCACAAATTAAAGTACCAGAATCACTTGAAGAAATTACACTTAAGCAATACCAGAAGTGGTTAAAGATTTCAGAAGGCAAAGAACTTGATTCATTTTTACAACAAAAGATGATAGAGATATTTTGCAATGTACCGCTTAAAGAGGTGTTAACTATTAAAGTAAATTACGTTAATCAAATATGTACAGCTATAGATGAATTGTTTAAAAAGCAACCTATGTTTATTAATAGGTTTAAATACAAAGGTGTACAATACGGCTTTATACCTAAACTGGATGATATTACATTTGGAGAATATGTTGATCTGGATACTTACCTTGCTGATTGGAGTTTAATGCATAAAGCAATGAGTGTATTATACAGGCGTATTAATTTTGAAAAGGATAAAGAATACATTATTGATCCTTATGAAAGTGCAGAAGCATACGATTTGCAAAGCATAACTTTAGATATTGTATTTGGTGCGCTTGTTTTTTTTTACAATTTAAGCAACGAGTTACAGAATCGTATCCTGAATTATTTAGCGACACAGGAGGAAGTGGAACTGCCTCAAGATTTGAGGGCTTCAGTACTAAATGGGGATGGTATCAATCCATCTATGGATTATGCAAAGGGGATATTATGAAAATTGATGAGGTAACAAATATTAAACTACACACTTGTCTGATGCACTTATCATTTGAAAAAGATAAAGCAGAACTTGAACAACATATAATAAAGAGCAATGCAAAGAGATGATATATTAAAAGAAATAATGGATCGCGAGATGTTTGGCAAGGATGAATATGTAATACTTGCTGATGGTTTTGAGGATGCGTTTTTAGGTGTTACAGCAGTTAAACCTGCTCGTGCAGTATATAGTTATTGGAAGTGTTTAGATATTATTATGAAACAAGATGATAGCGATTTTGATGAAGCACTTGATTGGTTAAATGAATTTATAGATGAAGAATTAGGAGAACACGCTCCATTATATATTAAATTATTATGAAAAGTTTTTACAACGTAATAGATAAAATTAAAACGGTAGTTACAACAGAACCGTTTAACAATGAAATAACATTTGGTGATATTGCTGATATTGATTTAAAGAAGCAGAGTTTGTTTCCATTGGCACACGTAATGATAAACAATGCCACAATAAACAACCAGTATGTAACAATGAACATTACAATATTCTTTATGGATTTAGTAGATATTAGTAATGAGCAAACAACAGATTTATACAGGGGCAACGATAACAGGCAAGATATACTAAACACACAACTGGCATTAGCCACAAGGGTAATAAGAGTATTGCAAAAAGCAGAGCCATACAGAGATGAGTTTGAATTGTTAACGGATGCAAGCTGTGAGCCATTTACAGAACGTTTTGATAATATGCTTGCAGGATGGGCAGTAACGTTTGATATAGGTGCAAAAGATGATATGACACATTGTTAATGAAAGAATTTGATAAGATATTAAAAAAGTATGCTGATTACGTAATACGTGAATCAAGGAATAATTTAGTTAGGGGCAAAAACAATGCTTCACAAAGGTTATCTGATTCATTAAGTTACAGCATCAAAGATACAAGCGTTAAGTTTGAAGGCGAATATTATGGGCAGTTTGTAGATCAAGGTGTTAAGGGTGCGGAATCAACATATCCAGAAAGCGGAAGTTCTCCATTTAAATACACTAACAAAATGCCACCATCAAAAGCATTTGATAAGTGGACTGTTAGAAAAGGCATAGCACCAAGAGATAAGGAAGGCAAGTTTTTAAAAAGGCAATCATTAAATTTTTTAATAGCAAGAAGCATTTACAAAAAAGGAATTAGAGCAACATTGTTTTTTACAAAACCATTTGAAAAGGGGCAGGAGCTTTTTGGAGATGATTTTGCGGAAGCAGTAATAAAAGATAAATTAATATGAGTACAATAATAAGAACAAGATCACCATATTTTATAAGGACACCACAGGAAACGAATGTAAATTTAAATTACTTTCAAATAGTAATAACAGTTCACGGAGGGCTAACAGGTTCAGTTACAGTATGCGATGATTTGTATGCTACATATACATTACAGAAAAAACCATTACCAAACGAGGATTCAGTTTCTTTTGATATTAGTGAAATAGTTAACGATCATTTAATACAAACATTTAACGGCACATATTCTAATAGTGCATTAACACAAGCAATTTGGGTTGATGTATCAACAACGGCAAGAGAATCTGATGGCACTATTATAGGGAGTGCAACAAACACTACATATCTTGCAAAGGAGGGTTATAATAAATTTAAAGAGGGCGTTAATTATGTAACAGAACCTACAAGCATGATGAGCGCGGATTATTTAGAATACCATAAAGGAAGTTATATAACACTACCAATAAATGCAGAACGGGTTAATAGCTTAACATGGAAATTAAACAGTAGCACAATATCAACAGTTAGCTATACAGATAATGGTAATCAGAATCAAAAAATAAAATATGGAACAGTAAACACAGCAGCACAAAGCTATGATGAGGTTGTAGTTACTTATGATACATCATCAACAAAATCTATTACACTAAAAGAAATAAGCGAATGTAAATATCCAGTAAATAAAATTACCTTTTTAAATAGGTGGGGCGCATTACAAGACATATTCTTTTTTAAAAAATCAATTGATAGTTTAGATACAAGAGGCGAACAATTTAACAGGAGCATTTTTAAAGCAAGAAGCGTATCATTAGAGCCACCAGAAGAAGGGGAAGACTGTGAAGAAACAATTACATACAATTCATATAGCACAACAGCACACGCAAAAAAAACATTTAATGTAAATGGGGTTGAATCAGTTTCTTTAAATAGTGGCTTTGTTAGTGAAACAGCTAATGTATATTTTGAGGAATTAATGGTTAGTGAATATATTTGGCTAACAGATTCAGATGCAGTTGTTTATCCTGTAACATTAAAAGATAGTTCATTTACTTATAAAACAGGATTAAATGATAAGCTAATAAACTATACAATGAACTTTGAAAAAGCATTTGATTTAGCAAACAATATTAGATAATGCAAAAAGTAATATTATACATACAGCCACAATTAAGAACTACTACAACGGTACAGGATTATGTGCGTGTTGATTTAATGGATGCAGATCTTATTGAACTTACACAGGTAATACAAGATGTAAAAAGCATTGATAAAGTATTTACGGATTACAGTAAAACATTTAATTTGCCTACAAGCAAAACAAATAACAAGATATTCAAATGGTGGTACAATCCAGATGTTGAAGGTTTTGATAATCAGATAATGGCTAATGCAAGAATTGAGTTGAATCATTTTGCATTTAAGGAGGGCAAAGTAAAACTTGAAAGCGTTACTATGAAAAATGGCGAACCAAGTTTGTACAAGATAACCTTTTTTGGAAATACAATAAAATTAACTGATTTAATTGGAGAAGATAAACTTGAAAATTTAGTTTGGTTAAATAACTTTAATCATGAAAATAGTAATGCTAATGTTAAAAGCGGATTAGAGGCGGGGTTAGATTTTACAGTTGGAGGTAGAGCTTATGCTGATGCTATTGTCTATCCATTGATTGCACACAGCCAACAATACATATATGATGCAACGGGGAATGGAAGTTCTGGATTAAATATTGCAGCAGTAAGCACACACCATACCAAAAGAGGTGTTTTCCCTGAAGATTTAAAACCTGCTATACTTGTAAAAAATATTATTAAGGCAATTGAAGAACAATATAACATAACTTTTAAAACTGGTGAATTTTTTAACAGTAATCATGTTGCCAATATGTATATGTGGTTACATAGGGTAAAAGGAAATATTGTTGCAGATAAATATAAACTTATTGATGATCAAGCATTTACCTGCGCCTCATCAGGTTCTATATGTACACATTTTGCAAGTTCTGGAAATAATGTTTACTTTAATACATCAAAAGGTACATATACTTTTTATGATACTGAATCACAAGGGTTAGGTTTTCCAGAAAGTTTTGATTTTGGTGTTGAAATAGTTCCATCAACAGCAGATTTATATACTATTGAAGTTGTTGATATTTTAACAGATACTGTTTATGCAGTTAGAGAAAATTGTAGTGGAACACAAACTTTAAATAGTTCATTTGGTAATGATTTAGCAACAAGAATACCAATAACAATAAATCAAAATTTTGAACTTGCAGCAAGAGTAAAAACTCCGTCTGTTATGACATTTGCAGCAAATATTCAGATAGATCATAGGTATTATGATTATTCACTTGGCAGGCAAACAATATCAGGAACATATAATTCTAATTCTCTTGTTATTGCACTAATATCAGATATGGTGATTACTGAACAAATACCAGATATAAAGGTTCTTGACTTTCTTAATGGTATGTTTAAGATGTTTAATTTAACGGCATATTTAAATTTTACTGATGAAATAGTTGTTAAAAGGTTAGATGATTATTTTAGTAGTGGTCAAACACATGATATAACTGAATATATAAAAATTGGTACACATACAGTAGGAACTACAATACCATATAGCGAAATAGATTTAGAATATGCAGAACCAAAAAGCATATTAGCACAAAGGTTTTTAAATACTAATAACAGAAAGTATGGTGAAGTGGAATATAAAACTGATATTACTGATAATAAAACATATAAAGTTACTGCACCATTTGAACACATGCTTTATAGTAGATTAAATGATTTAACGGCAGGAACATTTACTGATGTGCAAACAGGTTGTTTTTTAGATGAAGAATTAAAATCAAGTATTGGTCAACCATTATTATTTTATGGCATACAAAGAACGGGAATAACCACAGAAATAAATTTTGTATACACTACAAGACCAGAAACTTATGGAGCTTTAGCAGGCACACCTGGCACTAATTATTATTTGGATGCATATTGGATGCCACACCATGCTAATGAATTAGGCAGCGTAGGTACAGCGCCCACATATAATCTCAACTTTGGTAGTGAAATAGATACTTATAACTTAACAGATTATTCAGGACAAAACAATTCATTATTCTTAAAAAACTATCAAGAATACATAACAAGAATATATAATAAAAAAACAAGATTATATAAATACAGCGCAATACTACCATTAAAAATATTATTACAACTAACATTATCAACACTCATATTATTAAAACTAACATTTCCATGACAGACTAATGAATCACTACAATTTATTGTTCTTGAGTGTACATTATCAAACGAGTTATTATACGATGTCAGTGAGCCAAGAATATTTATTTCAACATCTCCAACGATGGATACATTATTAAAGTCTGCTTTTTCTGAAATCAATAATGATGTGTTTATTTCACTTGCATTTAGATTTCCAACAACACTCAAAGACCCACCGCAAGATATGTTATTATCCGTACATATATTGACTGATTCCATGGTATTCACAACCTCTAACCGATTGATAGTTGTGGTTAAACTTCTGTTTATTTCCAAAGCAAGAGTTTGACTATCTGTTCCAGTATAAAATTTATAATCACAACCTTGGTTAAAATTATCACCTACGAAGAATGTTTGGTCGCCTTGTCTGTGTATACGTGTATATTGACTAACATTATTTGTATCTGAAATATTTATTTCACTCGTGGTTAGTTCAGCTACATCTACTGAGCTATTAATAGAAATATTGCTTACATTTAAACGTCCATTGATATTCACGGTGTTGTTTAAAAACTCCACAATTTCATTTCCTCCTAATGATATATTTATTTCATCAGTCAGTCCT